CGCAATTGCCGGCCTGTTCCAGCGCACCCGCGCATGGGACGAGACACCGAACGCGCCTGAAGCCACGTACAGGTTCGACGCGTTTTGCACGGCCCTTGTGTCCTGTATCACAGGCCGTCTGCCCACATGGTACCCCATGCGCATTGAGGAGGGTGAGGTTCGTCTCGCCGCCCTGCGCGCGTACCAGTTTGGCCCGCGTTGGATGCGCACCAGCTCCGAAGACGACGCGTCTGAGGACCGCATGCAGCGCTACAACGACGCCGTCAGCCTCCTTGCTGGCGACTACTCGGCCATTGAGCAGAAGCACAGCGAGCGCTACGATGTAGTGTACGAGGATCCGATTCCCGTAGCGCTCGGCACGTCTGTGTTCAAGACCTTCACACCCGATGCCACGCTCGTGTCCGCAGTGAACGAGCGGATTGTGAAGTTCGCGAGCACGGCCCAGCAGGGACTCGACCATGGTAACGTCGTCGTTCCTGCACACGCCCTCGAGGCCCATGACTTTCCAGGGCCTGCCGACGCCGACCGAGAGATTGCAGCTCTCGAGAGCGACGTTGAAGACGAGGATGAGGATCCGTTTGCGCGGTTTTCGCAGCGGTCTGCGTTCTACGACGAGTCCATCGAGCAGGTGGTGGACCCGTCGTACGTCCCGGCCCCCCCGCCTGCGGAGCCGGCCCGTAAGCTCGCGCCATCTGGTACGGACGACGAGCCACCCGCGCATGGGTCCGATTCGTCGGACGACGACGGCGAAGACGTCAAAGCCTTTGGGGGCTACGACGGTAAGCTGTCCCGCCACCACCCCGTGCTCGTGCACCAAGGGGTGACGGCCCACTACTCGACCATCGGTGATGTGGATTGCCCCGGCGACTACGTGTTTGCATCCGGACGGCGTATGGCCGCGGAGTCACGCACGAAGACACCCTGGACAATATTCCCCATCCCAGCTCGTTACCCGACGTTCACGCTGCGTCGACTTGATGTCGACACCGCCATTTCGCCCCACGGCCCCGTTGGCCTCGTTTTCCGCAACGACCACGGCTTGTGGGAGACTGAACCATTGGACGTCGATCAGACGAGCACCTTCCGGACGGTCAGAGTCCGCCACGCGCAGCCGGGCACGTCTACCACCAACGTGGATGGCGAGCTCCGCGAGCGTGCATACCTGTGGCCCGGCGATTTGCCAACGCTGGGCTGCCCCCGCGTCATACCGACGCAGGTCGCCATCGCCAACACCGTCAGCTCGCATTTGCGCGTGTGCTACAACGGCCGTAACGGTTATTGCTTCAACTCGGAAGGCCACGCCACGTACGAGGAGATCGCCGTTTGGCCTGCCTTGCGCCACGCGTTCCGCGGCATGTCGGACGAGGAGATTCGCGTACCACTCGGCCTTCCGGTCCCGGTTGAGCTCTTCAACAGAGACGCCTCGCAGGCATACGCCAACGACGAGAAATACGTCGCGCGCCTGTACGAGATGTCGAAGGAGCTCCGGAGACTGGTCGCCGGGTTTTCGCCCGATGGCGCCTCATCATCTGACGCCGTGCCATACAGTGGGGCCATCTGCTACCGCATGGACAACAGCGAGCTCGAGGCGTTCACGCGCTTCCCGCGCGCGCTCATAGAGCAGAACCATTGCGACGGCAGGTGCGAGAAGAGTGCCGCCTACTCGCCGGCTGGCATTTGCAGTCGGACTCACACCGTCACGCACTACGGCCAGAGGTGCAATTCCACCAAGTGTGCCAGCATCACGCGCATGTACCCGAACATTCCGCCCAAGCCGCAGTACGTCATAGACGCCGTGAATGAGACTCTGGACATCATGTTCAGTGAGTTCAACAGGCGCGTGGCCGTCGACATGGAGTCCGAGGTGCTCGACCCCGAATTCGAACAGTGCGTCAGCCACTTTCCTCCAGCGCGTCAGGCTGAGCTGTGGAAGGCGCGCGAGTCCCTGCGAGCTTTCCCGTTGTCCTCTGAGGATTTTTCGGCCCTCGACCATTTCGTCAAGAGCGAGAAGGGCGTAGACAGTGTCCCTCGGTCGATCATCAATGCTGGCACGCGCGTGCAGGCCGCCGTTGGGCCATACCTGCGCCGTTGGGTGCATGCCCACAAGGCTGCTCTCACCGCCGGCATCACCTTCGACTTCCCGGAGTGTTCAATCGTGATGCGCATGCCCCGGTATCTGCTCGACATTCCGCTTGGCGCTGCGTTCGATGCCACCGCGTCCAGGTACGACTGGGTCATGGAGGACGACGGTACCCGCTTCGACTGCCAGATGGACCCCCGGTGGCTGGAGCGCACGCGGCGCCACATGTTCGGGCGCGGGCCCAACACCCGCCCGGAGCTCTCTGCGTTCATTCGCAACGCGTACAAGGCTCGTGTGAAGGTCCGGCGTTTGAACATGAGCGCCCTGATCTACTACGAGAACATGGGTTCCGGCAAGCCTGACACGACCACCACCAACTCCGAAATGTGCTTCGCGCTCCATGCCACTGCAATCAGGCGAGCGTACAGGAGTGACCCGCAGCCTGGCCAGGTCGTGGCCGAACAATGGGTTGCGGGCGACGATGGGCTCACGTTCAGCCGGCGAAACCTCCGAGATCAATGGAGGCAGTTCTGCGAGTGGAGCGGCTACCTGTCTGAGGTAGTCGACAACACGAGCGAGGACGCTTACCGCGCGTCGTTCTGTTCCAATTCTTTCGTCCCGATGAAGGTCGGCGATCGAGTTCAGAGCGTTGCGTGCATCCCGCCCGGCCGGATGCTCGCGAAAGCGAGCCAGCAGTCGCACATCGTCGGGAACTACGCGCATGCCCACAGCATGTACCACGCGTATTTCCTATGCACGGCAGGCACCGCGTCACAGCTTCCTGTGGCGCGTGCATGCTTCGCCGTCGCCAGCCGCTTCACTGCGGCTCCCACGCGCATGCCCGTCGTCGAGCGCGCCGTCGTTTGTCCAGAAACATGGGACTGGATGACCAAGCGCTACGGCCTCACTCAAGCTCAGTTGCTCGAGCTCGAGGCCGTTATCGACCGAGTCGACCGTTTGCCGTGCTTTCTTTTTGAGCACGCCGATGATCGCCTGACGAGCATGTGGCTGACAGACCTGCCAAAGCTGCGCCTCACAGCCGCCCTGCCCATCGTCGGACGCGCGGTGCCCCACTACCCCGACATCCTACGCAGCCACACGCGTATGCTCAACAACGCCATCAACCGTGTGGTGGCTGAG